CATTACCTCGTTTTAGACACCTAATCCGCCGCCTGGCCGAGCTTTGGGCGTCATTTGGGCGTGAGTGGACGCGCTTTCTTGCTCATTACGTCTGTTTTTGTATGTACTGGCCTAGCTGCTGGCGGCCTGCTGGCCGTGGTCTGACCTGGATCGGACCTGGATCGGACCTTGGTCTGGCCCGTCGCCTGGGTTTACATAACACCCGTTGTACACAATGCAGGTCGTGAGGCGATCGTGAGGCGGGCCGAAGTGCCATTTGGTCTGGCCCGATGGTGGCCATGGGCGGGTCGGCCACCTGGCGTGGTCCTGGGCGGGCCGGCGGCCGGACGGGCGGGGGAACGGGCCGGCGCGAACGGACTTGACCATCCGTGTGCCTGTGCCCCCCGCATCATCCCCCCCCCAAAAAAAACGTCTTTTCCCTCGCTTGGATGTAGGATTCGGCGCTGTATGAGACCGATTGCTGCTGTCGGAGGGCTGATGACTGACTTGTATGATGATCTGGCGCGCTGCGAAGGCCGACGAGCGTTCACGGGCAAGCCGATGGCGCAGTGCATTTTCTGCTCACGACGGTTGTCTGAGTCGAAGGAGGTTCTGAAGCCGGCGCTGCTGCAGGGGATCGACGGTGGAGGTCATGTGTGGCACACGTGTGAGAACAGGGTGGATTCACGGGCGGTGGAGCCATGAGTGGGTTCGGCCTCGTCGATTGGAGAAGCGCGTGAGCAAGTTCAGCCTCACGAACTTCAAGGATTTCTGTGCCACGCTTCGTGTGGACACGAAGAACCGTGGCGAGATTTTGCTGAAGTGGGATCAGTTGATGGGGACGCAGCGGTTCCTGATGGAGGAGATTGCGAAGGGTCTGGAAGAGGGGTGCCACACGTTTGTGGTGCTGAAGGGCCGGCAGCAGGGGATCACGACGATCTGCATTGCGTTGGATCTGTACTGGATGATGAAGAACGACGGGATGTCGGGCTCGCTGGTGACGCACGACGAAGAGGCGCGGGACATGTTCAAGACCACGATGGAGATGTATATCGACGGTCTGCCGCAGCGGTTTCGGGTGCCGGTGGCGGCGCATAACCGGACGCAGTTGGTGTTCAAGAACAGGTCGAAGGTGGCGTATCAGGTTGCTGGGACGCGGAAGAACTCGAAGTTGGGCAAGGGCAAGGGGCTCACGTACCTGCACGGGACCGAAGTTGGCGAGTGGGGCGACGAGGAGGGATTCGCGTCGCTGCAGGCGTCGATGTCGGAGGATCACCCGGAGCGGCTGGAGGTATACGAGAGCACGGCGCAGGGGTTTAATTTTTTTAACGACCTGTGGGAGCGCGCGAAGGATTCGGTGTCGATGAGGCAGGTGTTCATCGGCTGGTGGCGCAATGAGGCGTACCGCAAGGAGGTCGGGTCGAACGAGTACCGGGTGTACTGGGACGAGAAACTGCTGCCCGAAGAGAAGAAGTGGGTGCGGGAGATTGAGCAGAAGTACGGGTACGAGATTCAGCCGGAGCAGATCGCGTGGTGGCGGTGGATGCTCAACGAGAAGATCGGCGATCAGGAGCTGATGTACCAGAATCATCCGCCGACCGAGGAGTATGCGTTCATCGCGTCGGGCGAGAATTTCTTTTCGACGGCTCGGCTGTCGGACGAGATGAAGGCGGTGAAGAAGGCGCCGGCGCCGGACATGTTCAGGTTCGTGCTGCGGGACAACTTCGAGGACTGCGACATCACGGAGACGATCAACAAGCACTGCAATCTGCGGGTGTGGGAGCACGCGGCGTCGGATGGCGTGTATGCGCTTGGCGCCGATCCGGCCTACGGGTCGAGCGACTGGGCGGATCGGTTCTGCGCGTCGGTGTGGCGGTGCTACGCGGACGGGATGGTGCAGGTGGCAGAGTTCTGTACGGAGTCGTGCAACACGTACCAGTTCGCGTGGGTGATCATGTACCTGGCGGGGCACTACAAGAACACGATGATCAACCTGGAGATCAACGGGCCGGGGCAGGCCGTGTGGCAGGAGATGCAGCAGGTTCGCCGGATCGCCGGATCGACGCCGAAGAACCCGATCTCGCAGAAGATTCTCGAAGTGGTGAAGAACCCGCAGAATTACCTGTACCGGCGGCTCGATGGCTTCTCACGACCGAGCAACTATCACTGGAAATCGACCGCCGAGACCAAGGAGCGGATGCTGAACCTGTACAAGGACAGCTTCGAGCGCGGGGTGTCGATTGTGCGCAGCGTAGGGCTGATCGAGGAGATGCAGAAAGTCGTGCGCGACGATGGCATTCTCGGGGCGCCGGGGCGCGGGAAGGACGACCGCGTGATTGCAGCCGGTCTCGCTCACGTCGCCTGGGCCGAGTCGAAGCGGGCGGAGTGCATTCAGCGCGGGCTTTTGAAGCCGAAGATCGGCGGCGGCGGAGAGATCGTGCCGCAGACCCCGTTGATCCACCCCAGCATGAAGGGGTATCTGGCGCGTGTCGGCATTGTTGACCGGCAGAAAATGAGAATGCAGTGAACTCAGGGAATCTCTCGAAGCCGATCTTCCGAAGGATCGACTACATACGGAAGGCGGCTTACGTCCCGAGGATTGCGCCAATTGGCGAGAATCCATACCGAAAGGAGTTCGGGGTGCTGCCGCTGAATGAAATCCAGCGGTTGCTGGACAATCACATCAAGACCGAACGCCGGCGCGGAAGGACGAAGGGCGACCCGATTTCGATGGTGGATGTCTCAAGGGAGGCGGGCCTGGACAAGGGAGGCGACAATGTTCAGGTCATCTCGCAAATCAGGGACGGCGATCTCGGCAAGATCGGGCACGTCAGGCTCAGGAAGCTCTGCCGAGTCCTGCTGATGCTTGAATCCGGTCTGCTCTCGAAGGTCGATGGCAAGATGGTGTACGCGGACGCGCCGACGAAGAAACCGGACATGGCGTTCCGCGTTTGCCTTGGTCGAGATGGCCGTGCCACAATCATGCGTGGGGAAGCGGCGCCTGTTCCGAAGCAGATGCCGCGAATTTTCTCCGACTTCAAGCTACCGGGGGCTCGATGATCATCAAGGAATGGAACTGCCTGGCTCACGGCGCATTCGATGGCCCGTCGCTTGACGATGGCGCGAACCCGCCGTGTCCGCACGGTTGCGGCAATTCGATGGTCGAGCGCGCGTTCCGCACGGCGCCGTCGATTCAGTCCCAGGGGTACAGGAACATCAACGCCTCGTTCAAGTCCCTCGCGGCCGAGCATGGCTTGACGAACATGAGCAACAAGAACGCGATGCAGGACGGCATCGGCATGAAGCGTTCGACCCCGGAGACGTACCGCAGGCTGAACCAGGCGACCGAGATGATCATGGGCGCCAGCAAGTCCGGTATGCAAGGCATGGACGCGGGGCAGTTCTTCAAGCCGCTCAGCGCTTACCAGCCGGGCAGCACCGGCGAAGGCGGCGTGTTGCACCGCGATTCGTCCGGCGTGTCGTCGGCCGGCATCCCGCTGCGAGCTCCGACTCCGAATCTGGTGGCTGCGCCGCACGATGGCAGGGAATCCGGTCTGCCGGCGGGTGACACGGCGTGAAAATTCCAGGCGAAAGCGCCAACGGCGGGGCCGACCGCCTGCAGTTCTACCGGGACGTGATCGACGCCTGCTTTCACTCACGACCCAAGCGGGTCCAGCAGTACGACCTGCTGATGAACTACTACCTGTACGGCGCCAGCCCGGAGAACGAGGCCACGCCGTACAACAAGATCGAGCCCATCGTGGACACGCTCACGGCGTTCCTGTACTCGGCGGATTCGACCCGGTTCTCTGCGCACCTAGGTCCCGAGACGCCGGCCGCCGAGTGGGAGAAGGTATCGGCGATCACCAAGGCGATCAACAGCGAGTGGATGAACTCAGGCGCGGATCAGATTTTCAGCCAGGCGCTCGATCTGGCGACGATCTATAACTCCTCGTTCGTCAAGACCGTGGTCAGCGAGAAGTCCACGACGCCCTACGTCGTCGAGCCTCACTGCCTGGGCGTGTACCGTGAAGACCTCAACGGACTGGACCGGCAGGAAGCCATCGCGCATCGGTACTACATCACCCGCTCGCAGCTCAACGACGAGCTTGAGAACCACCCGAACCGCGCAGAGATTCTGAAAAGCCTCACGCCGAGGCCGATCCAGCCAAAGGACGAGATGCCGGAGAACCTGCGCCGGATCATCATCACGAACATGGCTGCGACCAGCAGCTTCGGGCCGCTGTCTCCGGGGCAGACCACGACCGGCAACGGCACCATGAAGATGACAGAGCGCGTGGACTACGCTCCGGCCATCGCCGCCGACGTGATCGAGATGACCGAGCTGTGGGTACGCGACGACGAACTGAAGGACTACCGCACTGTCACTATGGCCGAGATGGATGCGGTGATCTACGACCGAAAGAACATCTTTGTGCCAGGCGAACAGCCGTTCACCCAGGTCTGCCCGCTGCCGCTGCACGGGTATTTTTGGGGCGCCGCGATGGTCGGTCGCCTGATCGGCCTGCAGGGCTGGCGAAACACCCGAGTTGATGAGATCAAGCGCCTGAGCGCGCTGGAAGCGAACCCGCCCATCGCCACGACCGGGTTCGCAGGCATGGCCGATGAGACGGCGTTCGCGCTCAATCAGCCAGGCGGCATCCTGAACAACCAGGACCCGATGGGCAAGGTGGAGCGGTTCGACACCAAGGTTCCTCCCGACCTCTGGACCGGTCTGCAGCAGATCGATGAGATGTTCTCCGAAGCGGCCGCGCTGCCGCCGCTGCTCATGGGGCGCGGCGAGACCGGCGTGCGCTCAGGCCGGCAGACCAGCGAACTTTCGCGCCTGGGCAGCTCGCGCATCAAGAAGCGCGCCCTGTGCATCGAGGACTCGCTCGAAACGCTCACGACCAAGATTTTCCGGGCGCTGCGACGGTACAACGACAACCAATATTCGACGGTCCCGCTGAAGCCGGGTGACAAGTCGGTCAAGTTCATACTGAACCAAGCGCCGGAGCATCTGCTCATCAAGGTGGACGGTCACTCGAACTCGCCGCTGTTCGTGGAAGACCAGAAGATGTTGGCGACGGAAATGCTCAAAGCGCACGCCATTGACCGGGAATCGTTCATCGAGATGCTGAACCCGCCGATGAAGGACATGCTGCTTCGCCGGCTGCCGGTGATCGAGGCGAAGGAACAGGCCGCCGCGAAGGCGAAGGCAGACCACGAGGCGCAGATGGCCCAGGCAAAGCAAGCGCCTGGGCCTGGCGCGCAACCGAAGGGATGATATGAAAGACCCAGTGTTAGTCGAACTCGGGAATCAGGATGAAGACATCGGCATCAGCACCGGCGATGCCCAGTCGATCAAACTGTCGATCCTGCACGCCGTCCGAGAGGGATTCGTCGAGACCGGGGACTGCGATGTTCTCGCCGCCGACCTGATTTCCGCGTTCAAGGCCATCGACAGCGAAGTATTTGCGCGCGAATCCATGATGAGTGGCTTGACGGGCATGAAGAAGTAGTGAATCATTCCGTTCAGGTCTAACGACCTCGGTTTGGCTGCACGCCGTTTCGTGTGGCCGCGAATCAGGAGAACAGCATGTTCAATCCTCTCGAAGCCCGTCGGGGCCGCAAGGGTCGCAAGAGCCGTCGTTAATTCGACGCTCGACCGGGTGGGGCGTCAGACCCACTTCTCCAACCAATCTGAATCAGTCGGCAAGCCATGAACCCAAACACGTACCAAGGCAATGCAATCGGATGCGCCCGTGAGGGTCTGTTCGTGCAGGACGCGCCCGTGTCCGGTGTGGTTCGCCTGCTCGGCGTGGTTCTAGGCGCGAACGTCAACCAGACGAACACCGACATTGCCATCCCGCTACTGCTGCTGCCTGGCGCGAACTTCATCATCGACTACATCGACATCAACAACGCATCGATCAGTCTCACGACTGCGACGTTCGGTGTCTTCTCGGCCGTGTCCGCAGGTGGTGTCACCATCGTCACGGCCGCCGCTGTGCTATCGACACTGACCTCGGCCACCGTGAACCTGCCGGTGAGCTTGGCCGCCACGGCGAACACGACCGTGTTCAACCAGACCACGCTGGCGAACAACCTGTACTTCCGAGTCGGCACCGCCCAGGGCGCAGCCGCGACGTGCGACGTTTACGTGTGGGGCCGCGTTCTGCCATGAGCATACCCCCGGAACTGATGAAGCTGATCGCCGGCGGCGGCGGCAAGTCAGGCCCAGGCATGAGCACGCCAGCCGCGAATCCGGCCGCGCCCGGAGCCATGCAGCCCGGCGCAGCGCCCGGCGGTTCGCCGATGAGCACACCGCAACCAGCGCACGGCGAGAAGCAGTCCGCGATGGTGAACGTCGGCATTGCGATGGACCTGCTCGAACAGACCCTGCCCGCGCTCGGAAGCGAATCCGAGGAAGGCCAGGAGATTCTGAAGACTCTCGCCTCGCTTTCCAAGAAATTCGGCCACTCGCGCTCGAAGTCGCAGGAACTGGTGCCGGCCGAGCTGATGCAACTCATGCAGTCCCTACCGCAGGCCGGCGGCATGTCGCCGGAAGCAAAGGCGATGGGCCAGCAGCCGATGCAGATGCCGGGCCAAGCCCCAGGCGGCCAGCCACCCGGCGGTATGCCCGGTGGAATGCCTGCGCTACACTGACCATCACGACCACCCCGGAGAACCGCCGTGTCCAAGAACCTGTTTGCACCCAAGAGCTACGCCATCCGCACCGCGTTCAACACCGGTCGGCGCAACGGCGCGGTCATCAACCCCCCGCGCATCGCAGAGATCGGCGGCGGCAAGACGACGAACATGGATCAGCGCGAGCCTGAGCTTCACCTGAAGAAGCCTGGCGGCACGAAGTAAGCGACCGATCAACGAACGGAAGAGGGCTGAATCATGAGTCTTGAGGGAAAGTCAGTCGAGGAGATCCAGGCGCTCGCCGAACTGGCGAACGGCTTGGCGTCCGATCCCAAGACCCGCACGGGATTCCTGCGGCTCACGAAACTCGCCAATCCTTCGACCAGCATCCCGGAGATCGACATCCCGGCGACGATGCAGGCCCAGTTCGATCCGTACCTGAAGCAGCTCGATGCACTCACGAAGAAGCAGGAAGAGCGCGAGATGAGGGAACGCATCGAGGCTTCCCGCAGGGCTCTGGTTTCCAAGGGCATCGCCGAGAGCGACGTGCCGACCATCGAGAAGATGATGGTCGAGAAGGGCATCGTCAACCACGAGACCGCTGTCGAGTTCTACCAGCATCAGCAGCGCGCCGCCGCGCCGACGCCGGCCAGCACGGTGCAAGGCGCCCGCAGGTTCGAGACGCCGAAGATGCCCGACATGAAGCAGTTCAACAACGATCCGAAGGCGTATGCCTACGGTGCGGCGTACTCAGTCATTGACGGATTCCGCGGCCGGAAGGCCGCGGCTTAACCGGGCGCTGCCCACACTCACGATTCCCATCAACCAGGGCTGGTTGAAAGACGAAAATGGCACTCCTTGGAACCGGCATTGTCCCGAACGGCGCGGCTGCAACCGAACTGACCGCGATCACGCGCCGGGCGTTCCTTCCGACGCTCACGGTGCAGATTTACAACTCCTCGCCCTGGCTCGCCGCCCTGATGGCGAACGCCCAGGTCGCCAGCGGCGGTATCAGCCCGATCACGGTGCCGGTCCAGGGTTCGCGCATGACCACGTTCGCGTGGGGCGGATACGATGCCTCGTTCGGCATTCCGGCTCAGCAGAACGGCATCTTCGACCTTGAATACAACCTCAAGCTCGGCATGGTCCCGGTGCCGTTCCTCGGCATGGAAGCCGCCGTGCAGGTTGACTACGCAGTGGTGCCGCGTATCGAGGCAGTCATGAACGACGCCGGCAACGTCATGACCGATGCGTTCGCCACGGCCACCTACACGAACACGTCGAACACGCAGGCGTTCAACGGACTGAACCTGATCATCGACGACGGCACCAACTCGACGACAGTTGGCAACCAGTCCCGCACCACGTATCCGGTGCTCAAGTCCAAGGTCTACGCTGCCGGCTCGATCAACCCGACTCGACAGAACGTGTCGCAGTACATCAACGGCGCCGCAAAGTCGTGCGGCGAGTCGCCGAGCTACGGCCTGATGGGCTTCGGCACCTGGAGCCTGCTGCAGCAGGACTTCATCGGCCAGGAGCAGTACAACATCACGCCCGGCTCGTCGTTCGATACGAGCTCCGAAGGCCCGCGCAGCGGCTTCCGGGCGCTCATGGTTTCCGGTGTCCCGATCTTCCCGGACTTTTATTGCCCCGAAGGCTCGTTGTACCTGCCGAACAGCCGGTACATGAACCTGTACCTGCACGAGCAGGGATCGTTTGCGTTCACCGGGTTCGAGTCCACGCTGGCGAACGGCCAACTTGGCTACATCGGCCTGCTGCTGACGCTGGGCGAACTCATTACAACCAAGCCGTCGTCGATGGTCCGCGTGTCGGGCTTCAACAGCGCCGTCCTCTGATTTTAGGAGAAGCACATGGGTTTGCAAAAGCTGTCGGTCATCGGGACCGCATTCCAGAATCAGCCGGCGATCCCCGGACTGAGCGGCGTCAACGCGCTGACCGGCGCCACGGTTGCGCCGCCGACGAACGAAATCTCTATCACGAGGTTCCAGTTGTCCGGCGCCGCAATCGTGCTCGACGGCACGACGGCCACCGTGACGCTCGCGTCGCACCTGAACACCATCGTCGGCCAGCAGGTCACGTTCTCCGGCGCAACCGGTGTCACGGCGATCAACAACCAGACGTGGACGATCTCTGGCATCACGTCCAGCAGCGTCTACACGTTCCCGTGCACGCTGACAGGCGCTGTGGGCGGCACCATCGTTCAGGAGCCGGTGTTCACTCTGCCGCAGGGCTTCCACATCCTGCGCTTGGGCGCCAACGCGATCATCGAGTACAACCCGGACAACACCTACACCACGGTCAGCGGCATCGCCACTGCGCCGGTGTGGCGTACGCTGAACGCGGTCAGCACCAACGCATTCGTCGGCAGCGACGGGTTCTCGGTGCGGCTGCGTTGCAACAACACGACCGCCACGACAACGTGGTCGATTTTCAACTGACATCGCCCTGGGCTGGGCACCCGCTCTGCGGATGAAAGGCAATCATGTTCAGAATCACCAACGGCAACGACTTCGACTTCATCGGTCGGCATAACGGGAATGACTACAGCTTCCCCAAGGGACAGCCGGTGTACTGCGAGGACGCGCCTGCCGCTCACATCTTCGGCATCGGACAGCCGGACAAGTCCGCCGTCCTGGCCCGTCACGGCTGGGCCGCCGTGACTGCTTCGATTGACCAGGGTCTTCGCATCCTCAACGCATTCACTTTCGAGCACGTGATCCCGGCCTATGACGCGCCGCTGGCGCTGGTCGGGGGTGACGACGGCTACGGACCAGCCCCCGTGGACCAAGACGCTCCGGCCAGTGAGGACGGCACTGACGGGTCGCCCGATCAGGCCGGGGCCGTTGAGGTTCCTCGCCGTGGTCGTCCACCGGTGGACCGCCTACCGCCTGCCGTTTGATGTAGAGGGGCTATGTGGCAACCCTCCAAACGTACCTGACCGCGACTCAGCGGCTGCTGCACGACGGGAACGCGAAATACTGGACCATCCCCACGCTGATCGACGCGATCAACGGGGCGTGCAAGCGGGTCGTCGGCGACAGCCAGTGCAACCGCCAGCTTCAGACGGTCTACCTCAGCGGCAGTCTCGAACTGTACGGCTACGGCATGGTCTCCGGCGCGCTGATCGGCACGGCCGGCAGCGGGTACACCACGACTCCCAACGTCACGTTCTCCGCGCCGCCCACTGGCGGCACGACGGCGACCGGCGTGGTCGTGCTTCTGAACGGTACCGTGGGCCAGGTCAACGTCACCAACGGCGGAAGCGGGTACGCCACCGCGCCGACATGCACCATCGACCCGCCATCGGCCGGCGTGACCGCGCTGGCGACGCCGTCGATCATCAATCCGGACACGCTAGATACCCTGAACATCACGGTGCGGTGGGGCACTGAGCGATACATCCTCGGCAGGGTTCCGTTTACCAAGTTCCAGGCCACCGTTCGGTCGTGGGTAGGGTACACCCAACGCCCGGCCATTTGCGCTTCCTACGGGCAGAACCAGTGGTACATCGGGCCGATCCCGGACATCGGCTACACGACAGAGTGGGACACGATCATCAACCCGGAAGAACTGGTGAACCTGACCGACGTGTCGGTGATCCAGTATCCCTACACCGAATGCGTCGCGTACTACGCTGCGCACACCGCGAAGTACCAGGAGCAGAGCTACAAGGAGGCCGAATTGTTCCTGCAGGACTACACCAGAAAGATGTTCTACAGCCGGCGCAGCGTCATGATGAGGGCTCTGCCGTCGGCCTACGGAGCATAGAACCGTGGCGTCAATAAAGCGATCGTATTACAAAGACGAAGGCGGCATGGCGCATGCATTTGCGCTTAGATTTTGCAAGTGCGGGAATGATGACCCGATTCTTGTTCGTACTCAATCGTCAAAACTAATGACTACCTGTACGGCTGAAATTTGTATGCTTCCGGCAGAATGGTTTGTTTTCTGCGAGCCGTGCCAGAGAACTACCGATAATTTCGATGCATTGAGGGACGCAGAGGCAGCGTGGAACGCCGGAAAGGCTTCGTAGCATGGCGACCAATCCCGCCACGCGCGAGGCCGCCAAGAAAAACAACTCCCTGCGGGACTTCCAGGGGGTGAACACCCAGGCGGCCCGGCAAGTCATCGGCGACAACCAGTTCGCCTGGCTTGAGAACGTGCAGCCGGTCGGGTTCGGGAACATGCCGGCCATCCCGGCGGCCAGCTCCGTGCTGGCAACGTGGACCGGCACCGCGTACCACATGAAGTCCGTGAACATCCTCGGGACGGACTACGAACTGGTCCTCACGACGGACGGCGCGCTGTACTCGGTGAACCTGACGACGAACGTCTCGACGCTGGTGGGAGCGAGCGGCACGTTCAACGGGTCGGAGACCGAAATCTGCCAGTGGGAGAACGCCCAGGCGATCATCGTCGATCCCACGAAGGGCTATTTCTCGTGGGACGGCACGACGCTGACCCGTTGGAACGGCACCGTTCAGTCGCTCACGATCACTGCCATCGGCACCGGGTACACCAGTTCCCCGACTCTTGGGTTTTCCGGTGGCGGCGGCTCTGGTGCGGCCGCCACGGCGCACATTCAAGTCGGGCTCGCCACTCTCACGGCGGGCGGTTTGACGTACAACGTCGGCGACACCGTGACCATCGCCGGCGGTACCGCCGTCCGGGCCGCGTCGCTCGTGGTCTCCTCGGTCAGCGCCGGGGTCATCACCGGGGCCAATATCGTGGACCCCGGCGAGTACACCGCCGCTCCGGCGAACCCGGCGGCCACCACCAGCCCCTACGGCACGGGCGCCACGTTCACGCTCAACTTCGGCATCGGACCCATCGTTTCCGTCACGCCCGGCTCAGGGTACACGTCGGCGCCGGCGGT